GATGATTACGTACACCGCGTGCGCAGTTGCCAGCTGAGCAATGCGTCGATGTTTTTTGACGATCAACCAACTAATCCGCGTAACGCGGCAATAGCAGCTCCTGATTGACCGGGCGTCCAATCGCGTGCTGTAAATGGTTTTATTCTCCTACATCCATCTGGACCCGCCATTGAATCATCATCATGCGCTAAAATCACTTCTAAAGCATGCCGTTGTCGTAATTGTTCCAACGTCATTTGCTGATTCATTTCACGATATTCACCATCGGTTATCAGCTGCCCATCCCGCCAATTTAACAAACACGCGTTCGCAGCAACAGTTAGACTGAAATAAAAAACAGGTAATCCACGCGGTGAAGAAAAGCCGTGTTGATCACGAGCAGGTGGGATAACGCTATCATTACGTATCAACGGAGCAATGCGACACGACAACACTATACTACTCAAAGCACACAAATAACATAAATCATTAGAATAATTCCATGATGGTGACCTAATACCATAATATTGCTGATTAGGAGCCAATGGACGCACGCGTTGTCCGGTCGTATTATACCGTAAGGTCCAAGCATCAGTAGATAAACCACGTGTTTTACTTTGGAAATAATACCCCAATAATGTCCGATTTTGATGGACTACACCTGTGTATGATAGTATAAATAGTAAAGTGAGAGCTCGGATGCATCTATCATGCAGACCATCCAATTCAAAGGGTAAATTATAAGTAGATTGAATCAATCTATAAGATATATCTTTAAAATCATGGCCAATCAAACTTGTTAACCACATTTGCGTTGGATCATCGAACATGAGTGGCACAACATCAATAAAAAACATAGGACCAAACAAACTAGCATTAAGCAATGTCAATCGAAGCATTTGAGGGTATATACGCCGCAACACAAATGCGCGATTCACCCAACACCTAGCATCAAACATATTTAGCCAGACATTACTCCTAGGTACCACATCTTGAGTAGTATCACCAGTCACAGCCACCTGCTCAAAGCAACCGTCAATCCAAGACATACGCCTAAAACTTTCATTTCTCCATGCTATAGGACCGTCAGTAGCAATTAATAAGAACCCACTCAACATGCAGCTTCGCTGATACCAAAACGCTCCAACACAGGGAAAATTATTACTCATATAATTGTTAGTACGCGAATTAACATAACTGAGGAAGTTTTGATTCTGCCAGACACTACATGACGAGGACAATAGTTCATTAATTTGCTTTTCGTTTAATGGAAAATACGCATCATTCCACGATGTCGTCAAAAAATAAAAATCGACGCGCGCCATGTGTACTTTGAC